ATTTATGAGCAAGCAAATGCCGGTTACACAAACCTTGAAATAATCAACCTTAATCAATCAAATGTGCTTATTGAAATTAATGACTCGCTGACAATTGAGCTACAAGATTCTACGGCTACATTTGTGCCAATCTTTGGTGGATCAGTCGTTGATGTAGGCATTGCCGTAGCTGAGGTTGGCAGCGTTGATTATGCTCAACGAATCAGAATTGTTGCATTAGGTGCATTGGCCAGATTACCAAAGGCACTTACCGAAGGCGTTTTGAGCGATGATTTTGATGGCAATCAGATTTACACTATTTTGAAAGAGGTTTTGTTTAACTCATGGCAAGAGGTGCCACAAGCTTTGCAATGGGCAACCTATGATCCAACAACTCAATGGCAAGATGCCGAAAATAGCGGATTAGGTGAAATTGACCAACCGGGCAATTATGAGCTAGAAAATCGCGGTGCAGACACAATTGATGTTTATTCATTGGTTGCAGCTTTGGCCACATCGGGATTGGGCTACATCTATGAAAATGCTCAAGGCCAAATTTCTTATGCTGATTCGACACACCGCACGACCTATTTAGCTGCAAATGGATATGTGGATTTGACAGCTAACCATGCTTTGGCATCTGGTTTAAGTATCCAATCGCGTGCCGGAGATGTGCGAAATACCATCGCGCTTAGATATGGCAATAATTCAGCTCTGGAGGTCAGCGCGGTTGATTCTGCATCGGTTGGCCTTTATGGTCAGCTCGCACAGATATTTACAACAACCGTCAAGCATCAAGCCGATGCTCAAGATCAGGCAGATTTTTATTTAGAGCTAAGAGCCTACCCACGATTCAATCTTAACAACATCACATTTGAGCTGACCAATCCAGAGCTTGATGATGCCGACCGCGATGATCTCATCAATGTCTTTATGGGTATGCCTGTCAATCTAGCCAATCTGCCACTCAACATGAGTTCCGGCGATTTTCTTGGTTTTGTTGAAGGCTGGACATTCTCGGCCCGATATAATCAGGTAAGCGTTTCGTTGCTTTTGTCACCGATTGCATTCTCATTGCAAGCCATGCAATGGAATGATGTGCCGGTGGTGGAACAATGGCAGACAATCAATCCAACTCTGGATTGGATCAATGCCACAATTGTGGCGTAAGGAGAAAACATGACAAATCCAACAACATATTTTGGCTGGCAAATGCCTACGGCTACAGATTTAGTGACCGACTTGCCGGCAGACTTTGAGGTTTTTGGTCAAGCGGTGGATACCGATTTTCAGGATTTACTCGGTGGCACAACTGGTCAAATCTTATCAAAAACAAGCGCAACAGATTTGGACTTCACTTGGATCAATAATGATCAAGGTGACATTACAGCTGTGACAGCCGGCACAGGCATTTCAGGCGGTGGCACATCAGGTGCGGTCACAATTACAAATTCAATGGCTACAGAAATTACTGCCAAAGCAGATTTAATTGTTGGTACTGGCAACGCATCTTTTGACAATTTAGCGGTCGGCACAAACGGCCAAGTCCTTACGGCAGATTCTACAGTCAGTCCAACAGGCTTGAAATGGGCTACGCCTTCAAGCGGTTCTTTAACTCTTATCAGCACAACTATCTTCACCACCGTTGCAGGCGTATCCGTAGATAGTTTATTTTCTAGCACTTATGACAATTATGTTGTTTATTTTAATATAAGTGCGGTTGGTGCTGGTTCAACAGACATCACAATGAAGTTAAGAAGCGGTGGCGCAGATAACTCTACAGCCGATTACACTTCACAGACTTCTTATATGCAAAACGGAACATTATTTACAACTTACGCCACTGCTTCAACTGGTGGATTTAAGGTAGTTCAAAACATTGCAGCAGGTTCAAGCGCAACAATTCAGTTATATTCTCCAAATCTAACAACTACCAAAAGCGGTCAAATCTTAGGACAAGGAACTGCCGAAGCATCTAATCGAATGGCGTTTGGTTCTTACTACAAACCTAGTGCTACGCAATTTACTGGTATGTCATTTATTTCAGGCATTAACATTACGGGAACACTTAGCGTCTATGGATTGGCAAAGTAAAATGGATAAAATATATGTGCAAGTTAATGGAGAAAAGATTGAAGCAACTGGAGAAATCCTTGCAGATATTTTGGCTTTGCAAGAACAAGTAAAAGCCGATAGAGCAGCGGAAGCAAAAGCAGTTATTGACAAGGCGGCTATATTAGCCAAAATCGGCATAACTGCCGATGAAGCAAAGTTGTTGCTTTCATAGTGGAACACTTGACTGAGATGATTCATGGCTAATTTTCCACAAGGCACATTGCCGCGTTTGATTCAGGTCGCGCTCGCTGAGGTAGGCGTAGCCGAGACTGGAAACAATGAGACAAAATATGGCAAACACATGAAAGCTGACAAGCTGCCATGGTGTGGAAGTTTCTTAAATTTTTGCTGTGACATGGCTGGTGTGAAAGTGCCAAATGTGGTCAGCACTAAAGCCGGAGCCGAGGCATTTAAGAAAAACAAGCAATGGCACACAAAGCCAAAAATTGGCGATTTCGTGTTTTTTGATTTTGTCATTGATGAGAAGGTTACAATCAATCACATTGGTTTAGTTATCCGAGTATCCGAAAAACAAATTGTGACAATTGAAGGCAACACATCGGGAGCTGGAGATCAAAGAAACGGCGGTGAAGTGATGGTGAAATCACGCACCTTGGGAGCGCGGTCATTTGTTGTGGGATATGGCCGACCGGCTTATGTCTCATTTTCTGGTGATCTACCGGAAAGACCCAAAGGAGGAACATAATGGAGCAAGCAAAAGCAATGTTGGCATCATGGGCAAGAAGCTCGGTTGCTGGTGCGTTGGCCGTGTATATGACAGGCAATACAAACCCAAAGGATTTGGCATTGGGATTGGTTGCTGGCCTTGTGCCAGTACTAGCTCGATGGGCTAATCCCAACGATGTGGCATTTGGCAACAAGAAGTGATTCAAAAACTACACGCGGCAGGTTTAGCTCTAATTCTTGCGCTAAGCCTTGCCGGGTGTGGTTATCAAGGATGGGTGCGATACCCATGCCAGCTGCATGAAAATTGGGAAAAGCCAGAGTGCCAAAAACCAGCATGTAAAGTCACCGGCACATGCACCGAGGATTTGATTGGTGATAATTTTGAAAAGTAAAGAGCGATTGAGCCAAGAGGATATTAAGGCACGGCTGATGTTTCTTATTGGATCGGTTTTGTCATTTGTGTTTTTGGTTGTCACATTAGGCATCACATACGCGTTGATTTTTGTGACTCAGCCAATTGGCGGTCAAGCTCCCAATGATGCAGCTTTTATTGATTTGCTTAAAACCTTGGCTATCTTTCTCACAGGATCATTGGGTGGCGTTTTAGCATCCAATGGGCTCAAAGATAAGCAATATAAATCAGAGTATGAAAAAGCAATGGAAAAGCGTTTTGCCGGTAACGACACGCCGCAATCTAGGCGTGATTCTTGAATTTGTCGGCTGTGCCTGTCACTCTCTACATCGGGAGCTGAGACACGGCTCCCAGAAACGGGAGCAAAAAAATGACAACAAGTGAAATTGGATTGTTTGTGCTGATGGCTATTGCCTGTATTTTGTGGGCTATTTGCAGCTATGCGGTTGGATACAAAGAAGGCCACAAAGAAGGTTATCAGCGAGGCAAGGCCGTTGGCCGTCACATCTCAGCTAAGGCGGTCAAGTGATGGCTTTTATGGATAACTACGAAGGCAACAAAGAGCGCACGGATCGCTGGATTGCGACCTATCCTCAAGGCCGATTAGAAACGCTGATTGTTGAATTTAACGCAGAAAAAGGCTATGTGCTGGTGCAAGCCAAAGCATTTAGAAATCAGCTAGAAACCGAACCAGCTGGTGTTGATTATGCACATGGATTTCTAGCAGCTTATTCTGACAAAATGAGGCGTTGGATGGTAGAGGATACTTGCACCTCAGCTTTAATGCGTGTGATGGCATTGGTGCTAGGAGGCGCAGAGAAGGCCACAGCCGAGGTTATGGCATTGGTTAAGACTGAAACACCAGCTGCCGATTATGACTATTGGACAACCAAGCATGGCGATGTGCCGAGCTACAAAACCAGAGATGAAGCTGAGCAAGCTGACGAAACTGGATGGGCTGTCAATGGTCTGCCAATGTGCGCACATGGATCAATGCGATGGAATCAAAGCAAACCCGATGCACCAAAGCCATGGGCCGGTTACTTTTGCAGCGAAAAAATCAAAGAGAAGCAATGCAAGCCAACATGGTATGTGCTGACCAGCGATGGCACATTTAAGCCACAGGTTTAATCATGAAAAAACATCAATTAATTACGCTGTTGATTGCAATTGAAATTATTGGGCTGGTTGGGATGCTGTGGTGGGTGTTCAAGTGAGCGATTACATTGAAATCATAAATCCACAAACACGCATTGCGAAGGTGCTATTTGAAGGAAAAGTCGTTGCAGAGTATCGCGTAGAGCAATGTGACAAATGCTCAAGGCTTATGAAATTTGACCAATTTGGCTATCAAAAAGGTTATGACCGCACAGAAAACATCATTTGGTTTTGTGGAGGTTGCCGATGATAGATCGCATTGAGGAGGTACAATGTATGATTGCAGCCATTCAACATTGCCATGATAGGTCAGCTGATCACAGCACACGCATTGTCAAAAACCTGTCATGGTTTGAGTACGTGGCACAAATGGGTGAGTCAATGCTGGCTGAGTTAGTAGTGGCCAAGCGATTGGGTTATGACTATGAGCCAGGCATTACATGGGATAAATCAAAGGCTGATGTAGGCGAACACATTGAGGTTAAATGGTCAGCTAATCCAAACAGCAATTTATGGATACAAGAGAGTGACCGCGAGGATCGTGATATTGCCGTGCTTGTAGTTGGAAGCACACCGAAAATGCACATTGTTGGCTGGATGCCCGTAGCTGTGGCCAAGAAGCCACGATACAAAAACACCAGCCAAAACAATTGGACAATTCCACAGACTAATTTGCAACCCATTGAGACATTGGCAAGGAGTAATTATGCACATCCTGCAATTTGATTGCGCTATTTGCAATAAACTTTATGGAAAGCCCAAGCAACGCTTTGGATTAAAGAAAGGTGCCGAATTAACAGAGCATGAGTGGTTTGCACAATGCATGGGATGTGGCACATTTGGCATCAAGATTGTGGATGATGCTCGTATTGCTGAGCTATCTCAATGATAAAGTTATCCACAGGTGTTATCCACAGGTGTGTGAAACCTGTGGGACTCGCTCAAGATTACGCTCCTTGCTTGACACACTCGGTACGCTCCATACTCGTAGGCGAGCCGGTTAGCCGGTTAGCTCGCCAGCGATGTCTGGTGCTATTGGCCGTGCTCTGTATTGTTGGCACAACACCGGCTATGGCAACAAAAGATGTTAAACAAACAACATCAATAGATGCATTAAAGCTTTATGCACATTCAAGAATCATTAACTACAAAGAATTTCAATGCTTTAATACATTGATAACTAAGGAAAGCAATTGGAGAGTGGAAGCTATTAATCCTAATGGCAATCACTTTGGCTTAGGTCAAATGCGTAACACTAAGTATCGCAACCTTGATGGATACAGGATGATTGACTGGAGCATTCGCTATATTGCCCACAGATATTCTGGATCAAGCTGCAAGGCATTTGCTCATTGGCAAAAGCATGGTTGGCATTGATGTCTTATCATTCTCAAAGAGCTAGTAACAGCTCTAAATGGAAGCAAATACGAAAGCGCATTATTGCCAGAGATCAAGGCATTTGTGCTTACTGTGGGGCAGAAGGTGCCACGACTGTGGATCATGTGCTGCCGGTGGCCCGAGGCGGTGACGATAATGAGTCCAATTTGGTCTGTGCATGCGTAAAATGCAACACATCAAAAGGAAAAAAGATGCCGTTCGATTTTTTTGAGCCTGTTTCCAC